CACTCCACGCTCCCGCTATATTCTTGGGAGTTATACTTAGAACAATGGCATTCACCGCGTGACCCGAAAACTAGTCATCATCTCAGGTCCCGACCGCGTCGGGAAGTCCACAGTCTGTTCGGAGTTGATCGAACAGCTCGGTGAGGAGAATTGTAGCATCATTCACCTTGCCGAACCGCCTCTCGATCAGGAAGACCCTTACGATGTCAATCGTGACATGATTCAGGAGTGGGTGGCAAGTGGGAAAGAGTGGTGTTTCTTCGATCGTTCGTATCCCTGCTCAATGGTGTTTGAAGAGCACCGTCGTGGTAATGCCGGTCACCTGAGTCACATTGTGGAACTCGAGATTGAACTAATTAGGTGCGCCGACACATTCAAAATCGGTCATGTTGTATTCAGCCGTGAATGGAATTGGTCAGCCAAGCATCACCTTGCGGAAATTGACGAATGGTTTCCTAATGCCTCTGAGTGGGCGAAACGTGACAAGTACATCTCACGAATGAAGGAGCATCAGCTATACTATGAGCGTATCAAGGATTTTACACAGCATGTGACGGCCTTTCCGACATACTGGCATCACGCCACACCTTGGCCAGACACTGACGCTGACTTGATTATCAACGAAATGGAGAATCTGCTGAAATGAGCCACAATCTAGTCTTCAATGATACAATCATCACCAGCAACAACTGGGATGAAATCTACGCCTCATATCTTCAGAAACTAAAGGAATTTGGTGAGGTGTTTGTAGGTCGAAATGGCGAGACGAAGTCAACTTTTGGTGCTTCTGTTCGTGTTGACCTTCAGACTGGTTTTCCGCTGACTCGTCTGCGCAAGATGCCGTTTAAGAATCTTATCCGCGAGTTCCTGTTCGATGTCGGACTGTCACAGAATGTAGAAGCTCTTGGCCCTGCAAAGCACTTTTGGGACTTTCTCGCTGACGAGAATGGTGAGCTTGGCGCTTCAGCTTACAATCGCCAGTGGCGGCGGTGGCCAGCATCCCGGTCAGGATCTGAAGTGCCAAATGAGAGTTTAGTGACCGTAGGGGCTGTAGATCAGCTTGACCGTGTGATGCATCTTCTCCGTGACACCCCAAATTCGCGTCACGGCACTGTCATCACCTCAAATCCCACTGCGATGAACGTGGCGTGCCCGCCGTGTCATCTCGCAATGCAATTCATGCCTAGTAGTGGGTATCTCGATCTGATGGTCCCGGCACGTTCGAATGACATGGTTGTTGGCTTCCCACTTGACATCGCCCGATATTCGATCATTCTAACTGTGATGTCACAGATGACCGGTTTCAAACCGCGTTTCGTGTACATGCCTTCGGCGAACTCCCACATCTACAAGAATTGCTATGATCTCGTAGACGAGTTGCTTGCTCGGTCATTTCAACCTGAGTGTCAGCTTCTTATCCGAGACGAGGCACCCTTCTCAAGCTGGGACGATGTTCAGCTCGACGATTTCGATCTTTTGAATTATGACCATCACCCGGCCCTCAAAGTGGAGGTTAACTGATGGCTGAAAACGAAGCGACCAAGCGCCCGACGGCGGCTGATATCTACGAGGAGGTGGCCAGACAAAGGCGCCGTGAGGAGGCCATCGCCAGGCGAAATGCCCAGCAGCCCAAGGCTCCAGACCGGCACTGATCCGGGTTTCGTACACTTTTACTTTTTTCGCACTCGAGCCACCTGACGTGTTACTCAACGTACACGCAGGTGGTTTTTCACGTTATGGTGAGACCTGTGCCAATTTGCAAAGTGGCACAAGGCCCAGTGTTCAAGGGCTTGGTTTTATGGGATAGTAGGACCATGAAAGAAAACACTTCCACAAAAGTCCAGTTCGATATCAATTGGGACGACTACGCCTCCCCTTGGGCCGCCCTCGTGGCCTTGTGGGAAGACTTCGGCTCGTCTGAAGAGATCCTCGCGGTCCGCCGTCTTCCTGACTCCATCATGTGGCCAATCTTCGAGGTTGAGTTCGAGACAGAAGAATATGCTCGTGCTGTCATCGCGAAGTACCTTGACGTGCCAGATGGCAACGATGATGAGGTCACTGAGTACCTAAACGCTTAGGCCTTGTGCCAGTCGAGAAAGTGGCACAAGCATTCGGCGTAATGGCCCAAACACGGTATTATAAGACCATGAACAGCCAAACCACTATGGAAACCACAACCACAACCAAATACTATGTCGGTGATCTCTGCTACGTAATGGGCGAAGCTTGGACCGAAGTGTGCAGTATTACTGATCTTGACAATGATGAGTGGGAATACGAACTAGAAGATGGACGCAAATTCATCTTGTTCAGCACTGCCTATGGCGATGGTCAGTATAATGATCAAAACGGGAATCCTTATTCCGTTGACTCTGGTACAATTGGTGCCATTAAAGTTGATGATATTCTTGATCTCAAAGGCTTAGCACGAGCTAAAGAAATGGGCTTAGGCCACATTCACGAGTTTCCTGCTGAGATTGAAGGTTACGATTGTTCCTATGATGAAGGTGCTATCAGCATCTACTCCGTTTATATTGATACTGCTGGCAACGATGATTGTGACGAAGAGGAAGAAGAAAATGACGAATAAAATACCTAACTGGGCCCACAACTCAGGCAAACAAAAGAAAACTCGCGGAACTTGCAAAGGCCAACTTCGCGCTCGTAGGCAATCTCTCCAGTCTCTCAAAAAACAACTGAACGCAAAATGAACTCAATTCAAACTACTCGAATCTATCTTTTTGTCATTCTTCTCCTAGTGTTATTTAGCTCGATGAAGCATGACAAAACTGGCCCCAGCCCAGTCCAGTTTGGTAAAGACCCCAGGGCCACTTTGCAAACTGGCACAAGCCTCTCCCATTAGGCCCTCAAAGGCAGTACTATAGGACCATGAAAGAAATCCAACAAGCCTCAACCCTCTTCGACCGCTACATCTCCTGGCACTCGAAGCTCGCTCCCTCCCAAAGATTTGCTTTGGCCTATACCACACTTGGTGTAAGTGAGCTTGTGCCAAATGTCAAAGCCAGCCAAGTTAAAAAGATGGCAAAACGAGTTGGATTCGTGTCCCTAGGATGTGGTGCTCTCATTGTATGTGCCTCGGTCCCTTATGACATAGACCAAGCACAGGCCCCTGCTAAGGTCGCTTCTTCTCCTGTGGTCGCTTCTGCTCCTGTTTACACTCGTTGGAACAATCCCAATGTGAAGCCCTTTAACGAAAGTCCGTTCTTCTCTGGTGGCTTCAATGAGACCGTTTATTGGGACGCTGAAACTCAGCAGTGGTACTGTAGCGTCACCAAGCACAGCGCAACTCCATGCAAAAAAGCTGAAGGAAAAACCACAGACCAACTCGCAGAAGACACTGCAAAAGCGGAAACTTATCGCGCTCAACGTAAAGCCGAAGAGGATGCGAAGAATGACTACTGGTGTGGTCCCCTCGAAGATTCTAAGAAGACCGGCTGCCGCTCACTATAGGCCACTTCGCAAACTGGCACAAGCGCCTCCCATTTGGCTCTCAAAGGCAGTACTATAGGACCATGAAAGAAACCCAACCCCTCGATCTCGACAAGATCTCCCAGAAAAAGCTCGAAGCCCTCTACGGTGGCGGCTATGTCGTTCGCAAGTTCGGCGCAGTGTGGGGCATGACGCGCAAAGAATACTGGTGCCTCTCCGCCATGGGCGAAAACGTTTGGCACCTCATTTGAAAACCACAATGAACTCACAAATCAAACAAATCATCCTCGACGTCGCTGTTGAGAAGATTAACGAACTTGTTCTCGAGGAGTTTATGGATGGCGTTCATGATGCTGTCACCGACTCGATGGTTGAGACTCTTGGTGACATGGTCGATTTTAGCAAGGAAGAAACATTTGACATAATGATGGAACTTTGTGGTAGGATTGCTATAGTTGCCTTACCTGAGTAAACGCATGCCTGAACCCACTGTGAAAGACAATATTGTCCCCATCAATCTGGTGGACCAGATGAAGGAGGACTACGGCTCCTATTCGATGGCCGTGCTTCTTGGACGCGCTATTCCCGATCTTTATGATGGTCTAAAACCGGCGGCTCGTCGCATCCTTCAGACGATGATTGAGGAGGGCCTGCTCCCCGACAAGAAGTTCGTGAAGTGCGCTCGTGTCACGGGTTTGACACTCGCTTACTATCATCCGCAGGGAAGTTGCTACGGCACCCTCGTAAACATGTCAACGGCATGGAATAATAATGTGCCGTGGGTGAATGGTCACGGAAATTTTGGAAGTTCAGTCGACGGACCGGCGGCTGAAAGGTACACGGAGGCGAAACTTCGTCCAGCTGCTGTCGACCTTCTTCTCCAAGATCGTGCGACGTGGGAGACTCGCCCAAACTATGACGGTTCGCGCCAGGAAGCTGTCCGCTTCAACACCGCTGTGCCGTCCATTCTCCTGAATGGCGATGCTGGGATTGCTGTAGGCTTTGCAACCACCCTCGCTCCTCACAATCTCCGCGATGTGGTGAAAGCCACCTCATTGATGGCGAAAAAGAACATCAAAAAAGCTCGGGAACTCCTGCTCCCAGATTTTCCCACAGGATGTGACATTGTCCAAGATGAACAGCTTCTTAATTACACTCAGACTGGCTCAGGTAGTATCCGCTGCCGTGCACGCTACGAAATCTCTACGCAAAAGCGGGAAGGTAGGGCGAAGGACAGAGGAGTGGTTACGTTTACAAACTTACCGCCTCGGATCAATCCTGAAAAACTTGGCGCACAGATCAAAGATGCGCTCGAGAAAGGCCGCATCGACGGAATCGCAGAAGTTAACGATCTCTCTGATCTCACAGGAGACCGCGTCAGTGTTGTTGCGAAGCCCGGTATGGACGCTGAACAGTTGGCTCAGCAACTCTTCGCAACCACCGATCTTGACTCTCGATATCCAGCAAAAACGTTGGTTATTGACGGTACAAGACCGATCGAGCTCAGCCCGACTGACATTTGTCAGAGATGGTTCGAGTGGCGACTGGGTCGTCTGGAAATCAAGTTCACACACGAACTCGGTCTGAAAGAAGGACGTCTCGAAATCGTTCGTGGTTTTCTCAAAGCGATCGACAAAATCGATGAGGTCATCAAAATCATTCGCGGTTCAGCTTCAGCGAAGGAGGCGCTGACTGCCCTCGTCACCAATCGCACGCTTAAATTCACCGGTGATCAAGCGCGAGCCATCCTCGAGATGAAGCTTCGCCAACTCACTGGTCTCGACCGTGATGAGTTGTTGGACGAGGAACAAGTTCTCATCAATGAGGTTGCCGAATTGACGACTCTTGTCAAGGACAAGAATGCCCGTACTGAGTGGGCTCTTAAGTTAGCCGATGAGTTGGCCACACGACACGGGGAGAAGCGCCGGTCAGCGCTCATCGAGTCTCCTGCTGGTTTTACGAAGGTGACCACGCCTGGAGGTGCACGGCGCAACCAGACGCCTCGGGCAGCGAAGCCTAGATTCATGCTGGTTGATAGCAAGAAAGGCACTGTGACTCAGGCCAAAGGCCCTAGAGGGGCTTTAGTTCTCGATCAGAAAGACAAGGTCGTATTCTTTACAGATGACGGCTTCCTTCGTAAAGTTCCCGCAAACTTCAAAGGTCCCATCGCCGACACTTACGCTACTATCTCCCTCTCAAAACGCGAGGCTGATGTAGCTCAACGAAAGTTCCTCTGCGTGTTCAAACTCGGTGACGTCTTGAAGGCTATCGTGTTCGAAGGTGAGTCACTGTGTAAGGTGACGAGCAAAGGCAAGTCAGCGCTCCCAGAAGGTGCTCAGGTTATTCACTTCTCCGAGTCGCCATACACCGTTACCTTCGCCTCGAAGCGCAAAAAGCCGATCGAGCTCACGCTTACCTCGGTCAAGACCGGCAGACCAGGCGGGGTCGGGACCAAAGTCGCAAATTTGTGCGATCTCGCCGAATGACGATGGTTCCATCGCCCTCGCAATCCCAATGTGACCCCATGCTAAATCGACTCTCTGGGCGGGGTAGAATCCGCCCAAGGGTGTTCTTCACCCAAAACGGCTATACTGTGAGTGGAGGCCGAGACTAAGTGCAGGAACTAATTTACCCCGTCGACCGCTTATTGGCGAACCCAAAAATTTTTTTCGCTATTGCGAAGAAATTAGATGGGCCTGACGCAGAAACACTCAAGGATCTCTTCTACGATCTCATTGAATCCGATATAAACGACGCTGGAAATGTTGACGAGATCGAATTCACCGCTGATGAGATATGTTTTCGAAACTCTCCAGACGAGCCCGATGTCATTCAAGTAATCCTCGACACAGGCACCGCCGCAGAACTTCGCCCACATGGGGAGTATGTGGCTGGCATCTCAAGTAAGGATGAACTCGACATCACGTCGACCATTTACAAACGACTTGTAGAGGCCATTATCGAGAGCCGACCTGAATTCGCCGGAGATGTGGTTCTCTGCGACCCACCGATGCCCTCGAATCAATATCTTCGCAGCGACGATGGCGAAAGCTTTAATGGTGAGTTCCATCTTCTCTCCGATCCAGAAAAAACTTATGGATTCTCGGTTGAGGTGATCGATATCCCAAATGATATACTAAAAGCAACAGTGTTTCTAAACTGATGGCGAGTAAGGACTTCTTAAACTACAAAATCTCCTCCCTCCGAAATGAGGTCCCACGTGTTAAAAAGAAACTGTCTGCGGCCAAACAAGCAGTGGAGGCCTTAGACACGGAGGTCGACGCTCTTAGCCTGAAGGTTGAGAACGTCGCTTCTGTTGTGGAGGCATTTGAAGCGGGCCTTACCAAGAAATACGAGCGAGTGATCGCCAAACTTCAAGATAAAGTAGAAGCTCTCGAGAAGCAACTCTCGAAAGGCGGAGTGAGTGTGACAAACGAGACGGTGATCTTGAAGGTGACTACAATCGCCATCTTCGACGCCATTCTCAGCGCGATCACTTCGTGGTCAGTCCACGGTGACCAGGCATCAGACGTGGAGGCGGCCTCGCAGACGGTGATCTTCCCGTGTGTGTATGAGCGTGTGATGAGCGGTGACGATCCCGCTTACCTCCTCGATGAAGTCCCCACCTCCGCTGAGCTGGTGGTTCAACGTGGTCGGGAATTTGTGAAGTGGATTCGTAGCGAGTGCGAAACGCATATCACTAGCGGTCCGGCATGGGAGAATTATGCTCCGAGGATTCAAGAGTGGTGGTTAAATGATGGTTTGCCGCTATTGTATGGAGAAGCTGATCCAGACTGGGAGGAAGATACACTTTTCACCCTTGAACAGATCGAGGTGTGGCGTAACAATCCAGTGGATAGAATGATGGCGTTCCCCAAGATTCACGATGCTATGGACTTGCTTCAGAAGTATCGATCTGAGGTGAACTCCCGCATAAATATCCAAGAATTCAATCGCAATGCAGCGGCCACTCGTCTCTCATAAACCATGACACCAAAAACCGCCTACAAGAAAATTGGCCCCGACCTCGTTCAGGCCGTAGCAAACACCTACCAGAAATGGTTGGAATCTCCCACCCCAGCGAACAAGAAACTGTACCTCACCTGGCGGCTCCGTATTCATCTTCGTTGTAACACATTTCTCCGCAAAGATCTAGAAGTCGCGAACGAACATTTTCAACTCGGGCTCAATGACAAAGAGGCTGGTGGACTAATGTGGGATTTTGAGGAGGGGTAAAACAGTCCCAGCACCTATAAGCGCCCCCTATGGCCAGTACACCTCCCGTGGGCGGCAGCAACCTAAACTCACACTACCCAAATTACGCGGCTGCCTGGTCCAGCATCGTCAACTACGACGCTAACGGATATCCCCTATATCGCCTTCCCGTGGTGATGCCCCCTCAGCTGCGTTGCGCAGCCATCATTCCCACAGGTAGCACAAACGTGCCTCCAGCCATCTGATACTTCCGATGTCCCTAAATCCCCAATTCCCTAATTACGCCAACGGGCCAGCCGGTACGGAAGTTATCGCCTGGACCGTAGTTGGTGGTCAACCGCTGTATCGCCTCCCCGTCGCGTATGTGGACACGGGATTCGGTGCGGCTTTCGTCTGCCAAGGCAGTACTCTTGAAGCCCCGACCTATCCACAAGGAGTTTACACTCCTGACCCCACCTGGGAGTCGGCAGGCACAATTTCTGGTTCTGCCCAAGTCGGCCAGACACTGACTTTCACTCCTGGCACCGCTCTAGGAACCGCGCCCCTCACAGAGGCATATAACTGGATCCGCTATATCCCTGGTGGTCAGTCTGTTGTTGTTGGTACCGGCCTCTTCTATTCACCTGTAGTTGCCGACTACACTCACACTCTCATTGTTCAAAGTGTCGCGACCAACGCCAACGGGTCCGTCGCCACTCAGACACTCCCGTACGGTCCAGTTATTCCGGCGCCTCCCGTCATCGCCAATGCTGGATCGATCTCGTCTATACCTGCGAATACTCCCACACAGGGGGTTGGTTCCATCTCACTGACTGACGCTGGCGAGGATTACGTCTATGTCCTCGGCGCTCCTACAGTCACCTTCACGGGTGATGGTGTCGGTGCTGTCGCAAGCACGACTCTGGCTCAAGAAGGTCGCGTAGTGTCCGTCGTTAATGAGCCCATCACGGCTCCTCCCAGTGAAACTGGGACCATCACCTACACAGGTGAGAATGGCGAGACTGATATTGTTTTGACATGGTCTTCTGACGCTTTAGGCGATGTCAGTGTGATCATCACTAATCCTGGTGCTGGGTGGACACAGGCGAATGTTGAGGCGTGTGAAACTCTGCAATACGGCACCTACGTTATTACGAACCCCATATTTACTAGCCCAGCTGCTTTCCTTTCCTATATTGGTGTTCCTCTCGCTGGAATAACTCTGACTAACGGCGGTTCAGGGTACACTGTGGCTACAGCTGTCGTAGTGCCGGCGACCGGGGATAGTTACGGAAATAGTGCCACAATTGCGGTCACCCTTGCGTCTATTCCTACCGCCTACCCGACTGAGGTAGCCGTCTACTCAGGGCCCACTGTCACAGGGTATGTCCCTCAGGTATCTTGGGTTTGGGGATTTGGGGCAGGTATCGACTTCTCCCCCATCCAACTCGGAGGCACTACGTATCGGATCAACGCGGGTGATGTCAACAAGGAGATCTTTGTCAAGGTCACGGCCACGAACACTGGTGGCACTGTGACGGCATTTTCTGCAGGCATCGAGATCAAATCGTCAGCTCCTGTAGCCACTCGTTTCCCGAAAATCGGTCCTGTCAACCCCACAATCGGAGATACACTGACAGGGCAACAGGGCACTTGGGCTGGATATCCGACCCCTCTCGTTACTGACTGGGGCTTCGCCCAATATATTCTTCCCACTCCCCTGCCTATTCCCGCAGGCAATAAAGTTTACACCTACCGGATTCCCGAGTCGGATGAAGGAAAAGCTTTCGTCTTTTATGTGACCGCCACCAACAGCGCGGGCACCACCACGGCGTACTCACTGCCAACTTTCCCAGTCTTCGACACCATTAAGCCAGCCACTCTGCCTGTGCTTACTGGATTCCAGTCGCCGGCTCAATACGGTGATATCCTGAAAGGCACTCCTGGAACGTTCGATCCCGCAAGTTCCTACCTCTACAGCTACTTCGCTTACGTGGCGCAGGACGGCTCACTGACGGAGATTGCTGGTACTCGTGGCACCACCACTTACACCCTCGGCACTCCCGACTTGGGCAAGCAGATTATTTATGCGAGCTACGGCGAGAACCAAGGCAAGTATGGGATCGAACAGTTGACCATTCGGTCCACTTCTACTGGAACCATTCGTCGTTTTCTCCAAACGCTGACTGACGGGTCCATCTCCTTTACGGGCCCCGTTCCCATCATCACGTCCACTTGCCAGGCCACTGTGGGAACATTCAGTCCCGCGCTGGTCACGCCACCTTTCCCCGGTCCTTACGCTGTAGATCTAAAGATCGGCTACCTGAAGAACAACGTCGCCACCTACTTCGTAGATCAGTCGGGTCCTTGGGTTTCCCCCTTCAACTTCACGGTTCCGTTAGAGGCACAGGGCAGCAGTCTGTTCTTTGACTACACAGTTTTGTACACAGACTACCTTGGCGCTCCTCAGCAAAGCGTCACTCTGCAAAGGGTAGGAGAGACTCCCCCGGCCCAGGGTGTGGCCCCTTATGTGCTCAACCCAGGCGGATACGCTCCGTCCAACAACTACAATCCTGGATACACACTTACGTTCAATCCCGCTGAGTTCTCGGGCGTTCCCGTTCCAATTCAGGCTTGGACTTGGTACCGCATTCTGAACAACGGTGGAGAAGTCGCGCTCCAGACCGGTGGCACCACATACACGCTGCCCACCAATTCCGAAGGGTGGAAGATCTACATCAAGGAAACTGCGGTGAATCAGGTCAGCGGCATACAGGTTGTCTACCCGACCCAGTCAATTGGTGGACCTCTGCCCATCTGGAGTCGCCTGCCGATTGTCACTGGTAGCAACTTGATGACCCCGTCTCAGTCCACCACATTGAGCTGCATCACTCCTCAGGCAATCAATCCCATCGACGGTGCGCTGCTTCCTTCGACGTGGAATTGGATGTTGCAGTATCCCGATGAGGCCCCAATCTTACTTGGCAACGCCGCGACAACCTACTCATTCGCCAATGAGAATGGCAGGTGGACGGGCGGTTTGGTTTACATTCAAGGGACCGCCACCAACGCTGTTGGTACCGTGACTTGTCAGTCCAATAAGATCCTGCTACAGGGCACTCCACGAGTCCTTCTCGACGGTGGTATCGGCGCTGCGATTCTTCCAAACAGAATCAGTATTCGACCTGCTACCTCAGACCCCGGCACTCAAATTGTCACCAACACCTGGGTTGTCAGGTGTTCTGGGGGCGCCACCGGACTTCTTGTGTCACCGAATACAAGCACGTCTGTCATCGGGATCGGGCCTTCTGTGATCAGTGGCGCACAAACCATCACGAATGATCAGGGTTCCACAAACGTAGGCTTCGCAGACATAAATTACACCTTCCCATAAGGTTTACTGCCAACCAAACCACGCTATACTGTTTACGATGACAAAACTCAACGTGCCGCTTATGCGCAAGAATGAACTCGGCTATCCGGTGGTCTCAGACGAGATTCACCGGAAGCTCTTCGGCACTGTTCCACGCCCGGAACCGACTCAAAAACAGTTGGACCGGGCGATTTCTCTTATGGAGAGGTTTAAAATTCCCGTGCCTGTCAGCCATGCCGATGGTATGTACGACGGGCCTCTGCCTCTGCCAGATCTCAAAGGTGTGACCATTGAGGATCACTTCGAGAAGATCGCCGAGGAACAAATTGGACACCACAAGAAAGCAGCAGATGATTTCGCTAAAGCCCCGTTACCCCCGATACCGGGCATTGACGACATTGTCCTCAATCCTGGATGGACTCGCTACACGATTGGAGATAACGGCGAATGGGCTACGGAAGAAGTCCCATACCCTCTCGAACAAGCATTCACCTTTGACACTGAGACCTTCGTGGTTGGAGGCGCATTCCCAATCATCGGGACGGCGCTCTCCTCGGAAGCAGCATATATTTGGATCGCTGATGAACTCATTGATCCGTCGATTCCGGTAGATAAATGGGTCCAATATGAGATGATTCCCATAGGGGAAAATAGGTTTGTGGCGGGCCACAATATCTCATACGACCGTGTCCGTTCACGTGAGGCATATTCCCTTGATCGATCCGAGCCTGAGAACTTCTACTTCGACACTCTTTCTGCTCACATTGGTGTCAGTGGGCTGGCTGGTGGCCAACGTTGGCTTTACGTGCTGGCTGGCAAAGAACCTGAAGAGATGACCGAGGAGGAGAAGCGGAAGCTTCGTTTCGCTCCGAAATGGCTCGACAAGGGCGCGACTAACTCCCTCGTGGAGTGTTACAATTTCCACGTCTACGAGGTTCGCAAATACTTCGGCGATGACGATGTGAAAAAACTCGGATACAGCGATAAGGCCGTTCGAGATCTGTTTGTGAATTCGCCCGATCTCGGCGGTATTCGTATTGCGATCTTCGAAGCTCTCGACTATGCCATCAAAGACGCATTGTACACCGCCGAGTTGTTTCAAGCGCTGTGGCCCAAATATCTAGATTCTACACCAAGTTTAGTTGGACTGTGTGGCATGTATCACCTCAACGGTTCGGTGATTCCCCTTCCAGATAATTGGAGGCAGTGGATTCAGCAGTGTGAGGATGCATATCACGAGCACATTCGTGAGATGGGCGACGTGTGTCGTACTCTCGCGTCTTCGGCTTTCGAAGAGTGGAGAGAAAAATACTCCCAGGATCCGGATTTGGCGGAGAAATTTATTAACGCTGACCCGTGGTACGAACAGCTAGATTGGGAGGTGAAGACTAATAAGGGTCGGTACGCCAACATACCAAACTGGTACCGTTCCTTCATCAAGGATCCGGACCAACGCATTACGACCAAGAGTCAACTCGCTCACCTCATGCTGAAGTTGAAGTGGGAAAATTCGCCCATCATAATGGTGAAGAATAAAGGTTGGTGTTTCTATGATGAGGAGGGTGTACTTACTAAAATTCCTCACCCGAAGAACCAAAAGGACAATGTCGGTGTCCTCCTGTCGAAAGATTTCGTCGATGACATGAAGGTAGGTCGCCTCGACAGTGACCTTCCTCAAGCGAAGCGAGCTCTCGAGATTGCAAACGCTACATCATACTGGACATCAGTACGGAAACGGGTGATGGACCGCATCTTCGTGAAAGCCCACAATCCGCATGGTGAGGATGCTTACATCACGTGCCCTGAGATTCTCGCTCACGGCACCGTCACTCGACGGACTGTTGAGCCATTGATGGTGACGATGTGCTCGACCAAAAATTACCGTATTGGCACAGAACTCAAGACTCGAGTGTCAGCACCAGACGGTTGGCGAATTGTAGGCGCTGACTTCGATGGTCAAGAGCTTCAGATCGCCTCAGCTTACTGTGACGCGTGGGATACTGGCGTCGTCGGTGGTTCACCGATGGGCTTCAGTGTTCTCAGCGGTGCAAAAGAGCATGGCACCGATCCTCACTCCGCTCTCGCTAAAGTGGCCGGCGTCGATCGTGACACCGCGAAAGGTGTGGGTTTTGCTGTGCTCTATGGCGCTGGCGTTCGCACAGTGGCAAACACCATTCGCCGTAAGTTTCCTGACCGCAATCCTCGGGAGCTGAACAATCTCGCCACCAAAATGTTGGAGGCGAAGAAAGGCTTCAGAAAATATCGGTCTGAGCCTCTTCAAGGTGGCACTGACAGTGGTTGTTTTAACTATATGGAGCGTATCGCGCTGAAGCAAAAGGTTCCATCCCTTCCCTGTCTCGGCACTAAAATCTCGACGGCGATGAGGCCAGCTGTGGTCGGTGATGACTTTCTCACCAGTCGAATCAATTGGACTATTCAAGCCTCGGGCGCTGAGATTCTCGCCACCATCCTCACTGCGGCACACTGGCTGATCCGTGAGTACAAGCTCCAAGCTCGTTTCATCATCTCGATTCACGACGAAATTTGGTGGATGGCGCCAGAGAAGCACACGGAGCTCTGGGCGGCTGCCTATCAGATAGCACATCTCTACACATGGGCCCGCTTCCAAGCCTCTGTGGGGCTCTCTGACGTGCCCCTAAGTCGCGCTTTCTTCTCCTCAGTTGCCATCGATGATCGCATTCGCAAATCCCCTCACGAATGCACTGTCAGTCCCTCTAACCCCCAAGGCAAGGATGAGCCTGAAGGCAAAGAGTTCAGCATGCGGGAACTGGGTGAGATTGGGGCCATTGATAGGCTTAAAACTCGCTACTCAATGGTCCAACGCGGTTTACTTTGATTTAACATTCCTATTCTGAAGAAGTGCCATGTCACGTAAGTCTAACAAGAAAAAATCCCGAGTCGCAGCGTCATTTTTGTCTCCGCTTCGACGTCTCTTCCCCCATGTTGAGGTGGTCCCACTCGACAAACGAGGGCGAGAAATTCCGTCCTCAGTTCGAGTGTCCGTCAATTTGGATTACTACTCGATCGAAGAAGCTGAACGAATCGCATTCTCTCTTTAGTAGCACATGTTAATTCTCCTTGGTGGTCCCGACCGAGTCGGCAAATCAACTTTGGCCACCCAACTGAACTATCTCTCAGGATTCGCGGTTAAGCACCACAACGCGCCTGACCCCTTCGATGACAACATTTTCGACATCTACCACCGAAACCTTGACAAAGGCGGAGACCAGATTTGGGATCGTAGCTACCTCTGTGCTTTCATTCTGGAACGATTTCGTAGGCGAAACCATGATCACCTTGTTGAGATCATGGACCTCGAATTTGAGTTGAGCAAGAGACACGATGTGATCCATGTGGGCGTCACCAAGCCTTGGCACTGGTGCGCACCACTTCACTGGGACGAGCTTCACAAGAGGCACAGTCAGCAATCACACTGGGTGACCCGTGATGAGTTTATGGCTCGTCAAAATGAGCACCACTTCTACATCGATGAGATGGAGAACTTCTATCGTTATGTGACGATGTTCCCATCATTCATTGTCGAGCCCGACTGGAGTGCAAACGAAGTATGGGAAAATGTCAAATCAATCAACACAATGCAGCGGCCAAGATTCACCTTGTCTTGAGGTTATCTACACTGAAGAGTGGGCGATTGATGCGCTCGATCGTCTTCTTCAGGGGGACACCAAGGGGGCGAAAACTTCGCTTTCTTACGCCAACATGAACATCATGAAATTGCCTCCAGGAACCTCTTATCAGGACCTGGAGGCTTTTATTCGTCTCATTGGGGTAAAAATGTACCAGACACCAGACCAAAAGTCACCAATCACATGAAAATCGTTTCGGAAACAGAGGAAACCACAGTGGTTACGAAACCCTCAGCCCCTAAGAAAAATATCCTCACCTATAGCACCACTCTGAGCGACGGGCGTGAAATTATCATCCGTGAAATGACCGGTCGAGATCTTCTCTATATGGAGAAAGATCTCAGCAAAGCCGGTGATGTTGAGAAAGGGATGAAAATCATCGAGCGATTGAGTGTAGGGATCAACAAGATCACCTATGACGAAGTTCTCGATCTCGGTGTTCGCGACTTCAAGAAAGTCAGTGAGCTCGTCGGACAGGCAAGCGGCGCCGATGAGGAAGAAGGCCCAAACTAACTGTTAAGGACCGGGAAAACTTCACTTACGAGGTATGGGTAAATGAACGCGGACCAGTTAGCTTTCGTGACCTCACGCCTAAAGATTTTTACTTTATCCAGGTCCTTCAGAATGAGAACCTCCCTCCCAGTGAAATCGCAGTTGCGATGGTCACTCGAGTCCTCCTCGAGGAAGAACCACTCGAACAGTTGAGTGTCTTCGAGACACGAAAAACATTCGAATGGGTCTCCGAGAATATTCTCTCATCAAAAGTCATGACAGTTGAGTCATGGCTTCAAACGGCGTTCCACCTCTGCAAACAACGCTGGGATGCCTCCATCGAGTGGATGGAGACACTTCCAGTCCCTAAGATCCAACTGATGATTGAAATCCTCAATCAGCACATCAAAGCTGAAGAAGCTGCGATGAAGAAATCGAAGAAGCGATGATCACCTTAAAAGTGAAAAATATGCCTTCCATCAACACCGACTGGTGGAGGAAAACGCAGAGGGAGTGGGCGCCCATCCTACTCGCCGAACAGAGACCGTTCTGGAAGGACGAGAGAAATCCATCAAATGGCGCACCGTGGACGAAATTGTCAACGGACTATAAAGCGTGGAAGGATAAAAAATACCCTGGCCAGCCCATTCTTAGGGCAACTGGTCGAATGCAAGATACTGCAAAAATTGTGCCCTATCAGCAAGGTTTCAAGGTGAGCACTACACCATATGGAGCCTACAACCAATTCGGCACAAGCAAAATGCCCGCACGTCCGTGGATGGGCATTCCACCAAAAGCTTTGGCGGCACTCGGCGCCATCGCCTTTAAGAACATTTTCTTTTCAAAACGTAGGAAGTAACTATGGCTACTCGTCGCAAACGCACTACTAGCGCAGATGGCACTTTAACAAGTGACAACCCCGTAACCCCCGAAGTTAATGAGGCACCTGCGGAGGAAACGTCTGTCGAAACTCCCGTCAAGGAAACACAAGCGTCTGTAGAAGCTCCCGCTGTCGAAGAACCAGCCGTGGAACCTGAAGCTCCTGTGGCGATTGAAGCGCCTAAGGCTGCAGCTCCCGTTGACACAACTGTGTTAGCTGAAATGCTTGCTGACAAACGCAAAGATCCGGAGAAAACGGAACAGCCGAAGGATGAGGGCCTGAAGCCCATGACCGAGGAACGTCTCGCTGAAATTCGCGCCTCCGCCATTACACCTGCCTCTGTGGAAAAGTCCGCAGTGGATCAGATCATCGCTGATGCGGGTGTCGAGAAGACTCGCGGCCGCGAAATCGCCGCACGGCTTATGTACAATGCTCGCCAAAGAGGCGGTTTCGTCTAATTAAACGATGAACATCTCGATCACCTGGAATCCCGGGGACACCTGGAGAAAACTCGGCTACTTCTACTATACGAACTCGCTCGACTTTCGCTCGGTGATCGAGCAGAACCCCCAGTGGTCTGTCACTGAGGAGCCACCGATCGGCGTCGTGCTTTCACTCGACGTCAACAGTCAGCGAGTACTCTCCTCCACAAACAATAGCGATTTCTTCGTTGACACGGAGAACGCGGGAATTCTTGAGAGAATATTTCCGTTTGATTCGCTCGCCGAGTATGATGCCCAGGCTAGCAAATATAATCTATACGGCCTAGTGAATTACAACGAGGTGAACGGTTACACTCAGGACACGCCGGAAGCACTCACAGGCAACCGATAACGACCGCGCCGGAAACGGAGGATAGAGCGGGCCGTCGAAAAGCGACAGAACCTTAAGCGTGACTCTGCGGAGACCGTAGGTGGAATTCCCCCGAGGCCATCATCACGTCTTAAGAAAAGAAGGGACTTCCGACCATATTAAAATGGCAACAATTTCTTTCGGGGGAGCCCCCGGAGTTTACATCAATGAGGTTGCTGGACAGTCAGCGACCCCCGCAATCGCGGCATTTAGCACTGTCTATATGCTTGTTGAAGTGCAGCCTGAGATTCCTACGACTCTCTTCCCCTTCAACGAGCCTGTGCAAGTCACCAACACTCGTGAGTATGTTCGTTTGATCGGCGGTGCTATTCCTAGCTCCAAGATCGAACTGCTGTCCTACCAGTGTGTCGACGCTTTCTTCACGCAAAGCTATGTTGGCGATCTGCGCGTGATCCGCGTAGGTACTCCCTCCAACGTGATGGAGGTTCAACTGAATCCCTCTGGTTTCAAGACCAACGGTCTGGGTGTCTCTTCGCCGCTGGAAGCTGGAGATCTCGTGTATGCTCAACTGTTGATCAACGGCGCGCGCCTCGGTCAGTTCACCGGTGCCGGCACTTGGAAAGGTGTTCCGGTTGAAATCCCTGTGGATTACGTCGAGGGCAACTTCGACAATAACAAGAAGATCGCCATCGCGATTCGTGATGCAATCGCTCGAGCTGTCACCGTCGACCCCAATGTTGCCGCTGGCACCATCGTTCGTGATCTAGGCGTTTGCACAGACCAGTTCGCCGAGTGTGCTTACGAGTATCTTGCTGGCCGTGAGTTCAATGCTCCAATCAGCGTTGTTCCCGAGAGCGAACCTGCGAGTGACGGGGCATACTACGTGTTCACCTTGAACACCTATACCGTCGGCCCAGTTATTCCCGACACCACAAGCACCGACGAGCTTGCCGCAGATTATCTGCAGTGCCTGCGTACTGCCTTCGTGGATCAGGAAGATCAGGGTTATCTCACTGCTCCTTGTGCCTTCGCTAAGTTTGGTCCCGAAAAGCGTCGCCTTATTGGCCAAGAGATGGCATTCCAGGCTGAACTGAACAGCCACAAGTGGATGTCAATAGCTGATGCTGGTCCTTATAATGTGACCGACATTCTGGAATACAACGAGTTTACCCAGCACTCCGCCGCTGCTCCGCTGGTAACTGGTCAGGAATTCCTCGTTGGTAACACTGTTTACGAGTGGACAGCCGACAATACCGATTATGTTCAACTGCGCTACACTCCTCTGAGTGGCACTGAGAGCAACCCCGAAACGGCAGTGAATGGTTCCCAGAACCTGAACGTCCCTTTCGATAACTTCCTGTCACTTCGCGATGACGGAATCATTTCGTTCTCGACAAGTACCACTCCTGAGTACGATCGTCCTGGCCTGCTCGACCTTCAAGGCGAGAACTGGCCTTCCACCAAGGAAGCTGGAACACCTGTCACCCTGAGTGACTGCATCGGTGCTCTCGCTACCCTGGAGGGTGAGACAGTGTATGTGGTCCCCACTTACCTGACTCCCTCCAACAAAACTTTCACCGGCTACGTCTACTTCTCTGAGACCTATCCTCAGGCTATCACTGCCTACAACTGGGTCATCAGCCAAGGTGGACTCGACGGTGATGGCACTCCTCAGTATCCTGGCGTTAACACTTTGCCTCCTGGTTGTATCCCCGTGGATACAAGCACCGGTTCTGGCAACCTTGGTGACGCCGTAACTGGTGTTGTGATCACAACTCCAGGAAGTGGATACAACGTTGGTTTCCTGCCTACCGTTACTTTCCCAGCGCCTGCTGCCGCAGGTGGCGAGGCTGCCACTGGCTTCCCTGTTCTTGGCAACACCGGTTTGGTGGACGAAGCTGCAGTGACCGTTGCTGGTTCCGGTTACACCAACACTCCAACTGTCAACGTTGTGAATGCTGGTGGTGATCCTGGACTCGGCGCAAGTGTGACAGCTGCCTTGGCAACTGTTGGCGGTAAAGTCGCCAAACTCGCCCTCACAAGCGGCGGAGCCGGTTTCGAGTCCGCTCCTTCCGTTGGCATCTCCGCTCCTGCCGCTGTTGGTGGTGTGGCTGCTACTGCAACCGCAATTCTGGCCGCAACTGGCGCCATCAAGACACTGACTCTTGCGAGCCCAGGTCAGAACTACATTCTGGCTCCTTCGGTGACCTTCACCGGTGGTATCGGCGCCGCTGCTACTACAACTCTTGCCACCACTGGTGGTCGTATTGTAGGCATCGCCTCCTTCTCTGGCGGTTCACTGTACACTGCCGTTCCTTCTGTTGCTCTGCCTCCTAGCACAGGTGCTGGCGCAACATTCACAGCAACCCTCGCCGCTACTGGCGGCGTGGCTACTATTGCTGTTGCTAGTGGTGGTTCTGACTACACACTACCTCCTCTCGTCTCCATCGCTGGTGGCGGTGTTGGTGCTGCCGCAACTTCGGTTCTCGCAACTACAGGTCGTGCAGTCGCAGTGGCTGCCTCCGGTGAAGTCGCCTCTGGCCCAAGCCTTAGCGGAAACATCACCATTGCTGGTGCTGGAGCTGAGGTGGACATCATCATCGGCTATGTCATCGACGCCGGTTCTGTCGCTACGTTCAACGTCTCTACTGCTGGTTCTGGTTGGACACAGGCCAATGTGGACTTGGCTTTAGCTGGTGGTTACGGTACAGTAACTGACTCAACCCCAGCAAACTGGACTACACCTCCGACGCTGACCGTGACCCTCGGCTACGCAGTGGTTTCTGTCACTGTCAACACCAATGGTTCTGGTTACACCACCGCCTCTGCTAGTTTCACCGCCGCCCCCGGCGATGCCTACGGATTTGGTGCTACCGCAGGTGCTGTAGTTATTGGTAAGGCTTTGGCCTCCATCACCGTGACGACTCCTGGTTCTGGTTACACCAGCACTGACCCTAACGTTCTCACAATCACTCCTGCTGTCGGTGACACCACCGGTGGTGGTGCAAGTGCTACTGTGTGGACAGGATTCCCCATTGCCTCAGTTACTCTGAGCACAGGCGGTTCTGGCTACGACGGAAGCACATTGGTGAATGTGGTCAATGCTCCCACCGATACATTTGGTTCTGCAGGCGCACTGACTTACGTTATTGGCCGCGTTGTGACTGGACTCACCCTGACGAGTGGTGGTTCTGCTTATGCTGCAACTGACACCGTTTCAGTGACCTTCACCAGCGGCAACCCTTCAGCTCCAGCATCCGCTGTTGCGACCAAGGGCTTCCCAGTGTCGGGCGTCACTATCGTCGATCGTGGAGCCGGCTATCTTGCCGCACCATCACTGACCTTCACTCCTTCACCACTGGACTCGGGCAACACCATTGTCGCCGCTTCTGGCAGCACTGTGCTCGGTTTCGGTATTGCGAGCGTGACAATCACCAATGCTGGCACAGGTTACACTGAGGCTGACATGCCTCTGAACCTGACCTTCACAGGTGGTTCACCTCTGGTTTCCGCCGCTGGTTACGCAACTCTGCAGACCAAGGGCACTGGCGTCCTCACATACGAAATTCCCGCTTGGGACTTATATGTGGAGATCGAAGGTCAGACTTCTGACCTGATCCTGAACGGCTCCAATAATGTTCTCGATCTGAACACTCTGCACCTACCTGGAACACTCCAGAATAGCACAGAGAATTTCCAGCTTGCTCAGTTCACTCGCACATTTGCCGAGACTGACCTCTCCAAGCAGGATCCTTCGGTGGCCAACAGTCCCGTCGTATTCGGGTGCCTCAATCACGGTTTGGCGAATGGCTCTGTGATCTACTTCACAGCTCCCATCACCAAGGCGACCGGTGGAACACTTGTGACCGCATCGACTTCTCAGGCTTCTGTGAGGTACTATGTGAGTGTGATCAATGGCAATCAGTTCCGTCTGGCCACAACCCTGACGAACCTCAATAGCCGAATCTTCATTCAGTATCCCACGGGTGGTCTTACTGCAGGACAGACTACACTGTCTTACAGTGGCCTGCTCATCGCCCCTGAAAACACCAGCCTTTATAATAATGAAGGCGTGGTGAATGTCATCCGTGGTCGTAAGTATGGTTTCAACACATTCAACGTGTTGTCAACTTTCTACCCCGCGAACCTCGATCCGCTGACAGGGCCCGACGCTCAAGGTCTGGTTCACACGCTCGGTTTCTACCGTGCTGAGAATCAACCCGATGAGAAGTACTACTCCGCTTATGGCGAATTCGACGCAGGCGTTCCGAATCCAGAAAATGCTGGATTCCTGGGCGACCTAGTTCTGGAGTCTCAGGACACCGTGAACTATTTCTGCTCGCCGCTGACCGCTAACGACCGCTCTAACCAAGCTTACATCACTCCGACTTACACTGACGGTGGTGGAATCAAGCGAGTTCTATGGGGTGCTTCTCTGACCCTGCGTTACGGCTCCTATAAGGAAGCTCCTTCCAACCTATGGCGTTTCAACGCTGTGACCACCACCGAGTTGGTTGACTACGCTCTGCGTGGTACCTTCAATGAGGGTGTCCCCGCCTGTGTCCAAGTCGCAACTGGTATCGACGACGCCCAGAAGCTTCTCGATGACAGCCAACAGTACTACAACCCCCGCGGTTTCATCGCATACTACGGTCCGTACCTCAAGAACGGTTCCGGTGCTTGGATCCCTGCTAGCCCTTACGTGACCGGTGTGGCCATTCGCCGCTACCGTTCAGAAGGTTTCCAGTATCCGCCCGCTGGTGTCAAGTTCCCACTCAACGGTGTGTCCGCTGTTCAGATCCCCATCAACAGCACTCAGCAAGACATCCTCAACCCCCGCGGTTGCAATGTCTGCCGCACATTGCCCGGATACGGTCAGACCGTGTTCATCTGGGGTGGTCGTACTCGCATCAACCAGGACGACGCAGAACAGCGCCTATTCCAGTTCGTGAACACTCGTGTGATCATGAACGTGGTTTACGGTTCTCTACGTCGTGCATTCGACAGCCAGATCTTCAACGTGATCGACGGTTTTGGCCTCGTTTACAACAAGATCATCTCCATCGGCAACAGTATCCTCAACGAGCTGTATGTCCGCGGAGCGCTGTTTGGACGCCGTCCCGGAGACGCCTTCCAGGTTATCTGCGATGAGCGAATTCAGACTTCCGCATCGCTGGAAGCTGGCATCGTTCACTCCAAGGTGTTCGTGGTTCCAGTGCCAACACTGGAGCGCATCGAAGTCGACCTCATCCGTGTTGCCATCGGCAACATGCAAAACGAACTCGACGCCCTTGGCGTGGGTCAAGACAACGCAATCTGATGAAAAGGGAATCCATGGCGAAACGAATTCTATTCAACGTCGAGGATTCCCTTCACTCGAAGCTCAAACAACGTGCGGCAATGGAGGGCGTCTCTTTGAGCGCCCTCTGCGCCCGCATCCTTGAAGAGTCCGAAGAAAGGGAACTTGAGACTCACACTGAACAGCGGCATGAGCTGTTCGAACCCGTTCTATACATCTCTCTGCCGCTTGACAAACTTCGTGCGGAATTGGGGAGGGTGGCCGACGCAAAGATAGATCTTAGGGAGAAAAGCTCCCGTATGATGAAACTTAATTCTGAAATGGCGAAACGGTACCGTCGATGAGCGTAAATCCTCTTCAGCCAAGAATCCGGGGACTGACATATCCCCTCGCACTGTCTAATGGTGGCCTCGCGGTCTCCGCTGATCTTGATCTTGTACGTCAACACGTACTCTCGGTCGTTGAAACTCGCTGGTATGAGCGGGTGATGAGGGCGAATTATGGAACAGATGACTTCATCTTCCAAGTCCTAAAGCCGTCAGTTATTAACTCACAGTTTCAACAGGCCATCGAACAGGACGTTACGGAATTGAGCGGCGTGACAGTTGTCGGTGATTGGACCGGCTCTGACAATGGCCTGTATCGCGTTATTATCACATATTACATTAACGGAGTTCCGCAACCGCAACTCTCCTTCACTCTGAGTATCTAATGGCGAAACGTTTTCAGATCCCGCCCGTCCCACAGGGTGAAGTCGCAAAATATACGACTGACCCCTACAATTTATCGTCCATCTACATGTTCGGTAGTTCCTCACCCTTCACGGGTCAGGGGAACACAATTGTACGTCCCGACGATGACCTTATCATCCAGAAGGGCGGTAACCGCGCTCTCATCATCTATAAACGCCTGCTGTGGGACTCTTCAGTCCAAGCGTCGTTCATGAAGCTGATGCAGGAGATCACAGCTCGAGATTGGCTTATCACCCCGGCCTCTGAAAAGCCAGGCGATCTCGCAGTTAAGGACTATGTTGAGAAAGCACTTTCTTCTCTCGACATTGACGATCTCTACAAAGGACTTGGCGAGTCACTCGTCTGTGGGTTTAGTGTGGGTGAGGTGATGTGGAAAAAGACGAAGCAAGGCATTATCCCATTCGACGTCCGCATTCGTGACCAGCGCCGATTCGTCTTCCAGGAGAGTGAGGAGGCAGACACAGGTTTCACAATGCGCGTGCTCACCTTCAATCGCATGTTCGAAGGTATTGAACTGCCCGCACGGAAATTCATCATTCAGCGATACTGGCTCAGTCACACCGGAGACCCATACGGAACAGGATTAGGCCGTATTCTCTACCCTATTGTTAAGTTTAGACGTCGCGCTATTGAATCCTACGTGTTATACGGGGACCGTTATGCGACGCCAACTGCTATTGCTAAGGCACCTCTGTCGGCCTCAAATGTTGAGATTGACACCTTGTACGATCACCTGTCGAACCTATCTCAAGAGACAGCGATGATTCTGCCTGAGGGATACGAGTTGGAGTTCTTAAACCCATCCGGTTCCGCAGACATATTCATGAACCTTATCGAGTACATCGACAAGGAAATTTCCCTTTTGATCTGCGGTGAGGATGAAGCTGGCACAGCTGAAGCTGGAAGTCGTGCGTCATCACAGGTCGCGAACTTGGTTCGTGTGATTCGCGCCTCTGAGCTATCGCAGCTTATCTCGCAAACATTGAGCGACACCCTCATTCGTTGGATCGTCGATCTTAACTTCGGAGTGAATGTTGAGGCGCCAACAATTAGCCGCCAGTTTCGACTGGAAGAGTCATCCTTAACAATGGCCGACGTAAGCTTGATGATCCAATCGGGATATAAGCCGAAAAAAGAATGGATCGAGAATCACTTCAAGGTCGATCTCGCTGAGGAGGAGGATTTCCAAGCTGCTGCGCCTCAAGCGGAAGTTGAGGGAACTCCAGAATCCTACGATCCCGAGGCGGACGGCGATCTTTATGATAAGATCTTTGGCAACGAAGAGAAGCCGTTTGGCGATGAAAAAATTACTGAAGATGAAGCGGATTCTGAGTCCTCAGACTCAGACCCTTATGACCAAATAATGGAAGAATGATAGAGTCTCCCTAAGGGTAAAATCATCTCAGCTATTCGACGGAAACCACCAGGGGAGACAAAGTTTAGCACCCCCACCAAACCCGTCGTTGTTAAGTAAGAGTCATGTTCCAAAAACGCATACATGTGTTTAAGGCCGGCGATCAAACGTCGGCTCAAGGTGTGGCCCGAAGCTTCAGCACCAAGGACCTCGACCAGGTCATCGCCTCATACGATCCCCAGATCCACGAAGCACCTCTTGTGCTCGGTCATCAGGGTGATTCTGACAGTCTACCCTCGTATGGGTGGATTAAAGGCTTTGAGCGTGAAGGTGATAACCTTTACGCCGACGTTGCGTTTACGGACGTCGCGAAAGACCTGGTGAAAGATGGACACTATCGAAAGGTGTCCATCTCCTTCTACTCCCCAGATTCGCAGATAAACCCGACACCCGGAAAGTGGACCGCTCGCCATTTGGCGTTGCTCGGTGCTGCTCCACCGGCGGTGAAAGGTCTCGAACCTTTCAATTTCGCCGAATGGGATAGTCGCGTCGGAGTCTATGACTTCGCCGTCGCTATCGACCCGATGACGGTGTTTGATAAGGATTTGGGACCGACTCTCGTTCGCGATTTGAGTCCCCTTGAAATGCTCAAGGAGAAACTCGATCTCGCCCGTGGTGAGATGCGTGCCGCCGTAGCGGACGCCATTGGAACCCCTGAGGAACAGAAAGTGGAAGACACGTCCGCCGAGGTGGAGAAGCAAGAGGACAGCGCATCAGAAATCGAAAACCCTAGTAACCCTGCTAGCTTCTCCGAACGCCCACGTCGTGGGGATAACGCTCGGTCAGTCGCAGATCTTGAAGACCAGTTTCCCAAGGACGAATTCATGGAAGAACAAGGCATCAGTCGGAAAAAGAAATCCACCAAACACGGGCAAGTGTCCCAAGTGGTGGAGAACGTCTATCGTGAAGACGAAGACGAGATGGACGCGGATTACGAAGAGCGCGGTTCAAACAATCCCAAAATGCGGAATCCCCGTATGGAGCCCGGCAAAGTTAATTATGCCGAGAATCATGGCGGTAAGTATGACAGCCACGGCCCCCATGGCAAATATGTGGGTGAAGACCGCTACGAAACCGCCAAGAGTGAGGAGCAACAACTCGATCGTTACAAGACCGGGAAGACCACTCCTGAGAAAGCCACTTTCGGCCGTGACAAAATCTCCACTGGCAAGGAGCAGCATGACGCTGGTCTTCCTCCCGCCAAAAACAATGCTATCGAAGAAGACCGTCGTAAGACAGGTCGTTTCACTGACCCTGATGATGAAGGACGGTACGACGAAATGAGTCGCGATCAAATCATGAACAACAACCAGTACGATGACGACGTTGATTACGGAGTCAACGATGCTGAGACTGCCTCCGGCAGCAACCCTGCTGGTCGTGTTGACGGCGATACCAAGGTCCCAACTGAGACCGAAGAAATGCCTGATGACGAGATTTTTGGCGTTAACGTTGAGAACGTTAAGAACGCCAAGAACGCCCGCGTAATGTACATCAAGGGCGGCGAAAAGATGCCCAAGTCATTTGGCGGTGGCGTCCCAGGTTCGGTAATGGCAGACTATGCGGAGCCCGAACCCGCCGAGGTTACTGGCAAATCCGGTGTGTATGCCGAAGGCGGCAAGAAGAAGCAGCTCTCAGGTGAGTTTGAAGGTGGTCCTAACGAGATGACCCTCAAAACTGGCGGTGTATATAGCGAGTCCTATCGCGGTGAGCCCAAGTCCAGCAAGAAAGCTCTGACCCCAGGCGCTTTTGACTCTGACGAGGATGAAGAGCCCGCAGAACTGACTGGACCTTCCGGTGTGACCGGCGGTGCTGACCACGGCGAGATGCCTGAGGCCTTCAAGAAAAACATGGAGAAGATGAAGGCTAAGGCCAAGGCCAAGAAGGGTGATGACGAAGAGATGTCGGCTGACCATCGTGAACTTCCTCCAGCTCTGAAGAAGCGCGCACAGGAGGTGAAGGAACAGGGCCACTTCGCCGAGGATCACAACGAAGTCGATGCCCAAGCTGGCATCCCCCGTTCCAAGAAGGACATGCTAAGTGGCGAGTTCGACGGTGGTGTGGCTGAAGAAACCGGTCCTTCTGGAGTTAGCACTGGGTACGCTGAGCATGAGGATGAGGACAATCCTTACACTCGCACCGGCTTCGGTTCGACCTACAAGGAAGACGAAGACGAGATGGATGAGGAGTTCTGTGACATGGGCGCACAGAAAATGACTCGCGCTTATAAGGAGAAAGCCGGGGACAAGGAGGACATGGACTTCAGCGAATTCTACGCTGAACTTCAGGCTCTGAAGGCCGAGAATGCTCGCATCAAGCACGAGTATCGTGAGGCTCAAATCGCTCGCCGTCGCGACCAGATTCACAGTTTCGTCGAAGGCCTCTACGAACAGGGCAAGATGGTTGATTCCATCATCCCCGAACGGAAACTCATCGAGTTCGCTGAAGGTCTGGAGTTCGGTGTTCTTGAGTTCTCCGAGGGAGAAACTGCCACTGGACTACTGTTTGGTATCCTGAACAGCCTGCCCAACCTCGTGGACTTCAGCGAGTACGCCGGTGGTTCTATGAAGTTCGTGGACGAAGCCGACTTGGACCCGCACCAAAAGGCTCTCTCGATGGTAGAGAAGTCTGGCGGCGAGCTCGACTATGTCGAGGCCCTGAAGAAGGCGATGTACTCCTGAGATGGATCTTCTCTCGATGGTTGGCTTAGCCACCCGTCAGAGGGAGACCTACTTCAAGCAAGCCGAGGCTCTGGCGAAAAAATTCCCAGACCTCGGTAAATTGGAGCAGAGGATGGAGGCGGAGGGGAAAGTCATCGTCAAAGGTCTTCGTGACCAACAGATGAAATTCGATGAGTACGAACGTGCTCTCGTTGACAAAACCCTCACCTCCGCCCTCGCCGCTGTCTACCTCGGCGCTGGTGATTCCCAACCCAAACAGAAAATGGAGCGCGCTTGGCCAGCGATTGTTGGTGGCATGCTTCCACCACTCAATGTCTTCCTCAAAGAGACCAAGGACTACATTGATGAGGGCGTTCTTCGATATGATGACGACTCAGTGGATTTCGCTGACACCGACCTTCGAGGGGTTCTCTCTGTTGATCGCGAGTTCGATCCGGAATACCCAGAAGAGTGGCTGGGCGCCTCTGCTGAGGAGGAAGCCAATATCGAAACGGCCAAAAGACATGCTCAAGGTAAAACTTGGCCAGCACTTGCTGGTCGGGTTCTCCGATACATTGCTTCTCCCGCTTACAGCTTTTTCGAACTCGGTGTCTTCATGGACAATGAGCAAAAGGGCTTTCGTGAGATGAAGCGCATCGCCCACCACGACAAACGCACATGTCCTGACTGTAAGAGCTATGACGAGGCCGGCTGGCAACCAATAGGCGCTCTACCAATGCCCGGTAGAGGTTGCAGATGTTGGGATCGCTGCCGCTGTCGTATTGAGTACAGATAGGGTAAAACATGCCCAACGGGTGAACTTTTGTTCTCCACATTAAAGACCAATTGTAATTGAAACATGTTTACTTCGACTAATGCTGCCCCGGCCTACGGAAAACAGTACATTCGTTTCGCCGAAACCTTCACCGGCGACCCTTCAGTCGCCATCGGTGAATTCCGCTGCGTAAGCGGTGGCACC